CTGCCGATGCCGTCGAGCGAGTCACGCCACCGGCGGGTGGCCTGCTCGTCCTCGTTGGCTGCGCTGGCTGCCCGGGCGCGCGCAGCGGTCAGATCGTTGACCGCCGTGATGCGTGCCTGCTGCGCACGATCCGCGCCACGCTGCGCCGTCGCGAGACGCTCCTCCGCCGCGGCGAGCTGCGAGGCCGAGGCGTTGCCCTTGTCTCGCAGCTCCTGCAGCTTCGCCTCGGCGACGCGGACCTTGCCCGCCGCGTCGGCTTCCTTATCCCGAGCCGCGGCGAGTTTCGCCGACGCCTTCGACACCGCCGCCCGCGCGGACTCGATGCCGGACGCCATGCCTTCCCCGGCGGCACGGCCTGCCTGCTCGCCTGCCTGCTGCCCGGCCTGGCGCATCGGTCCGGCGAGCTGCCCCGTGAGTTGCCCCGAGACTCCGCGCATCGTCGGGATGATCTGCAGCGAAGCCCAACCGATAGATGCCACTCAGGGGCCTCCTAACTTCTTGCGCGCAAAGCTTTTTCGCGGCGCGCTTTCGCACGCTCGAAGGCGCCTCGTTTTCGGCTGCCGCGTTGCGCCATCTGTTTCGACTGCAGCTCGAGACGCCGCGGGTTACGGACGGGCGGTGCGCCCCTCTTCTTGCCGCGGTTCGCTTCCTGCTCCCACCGGTCGGCGAGCAGGTGCTCGACCATCGACCAGGGCATGAGTCCGCCGTTGTCGTCGATCGCCAGCGCGGAGTCGCGGGGCAGGTGACGCACGTACACCCACACCTGCCGGTGGGTTAGCAGGGGAAAACCCTCCTCGTCGCGCCGCCACAGGTCCCGGAGATCGACGTCGTAGAAGCGGCGCAGGTCCGCCTCTACGACGTCGGCCTTGCGGAGTAGCAGCGCGAGGAGGCCTAGGAGTTTCCCACCGTCTCGAATCCGCCTTCCGCGGCGAAGAGTTCCATCACCTTGTTCGCGGCTTCGAACGGAGAGAGCCCCTCGGTGCGAGCCTTGATGCAGAACCACCCGAACTGCTTCTGTCCGAGCAGTCCCTTCACCATCTGCAGGGGGTTCTTGTTGACGGCACCCTCCTGGAAATCCCACGAGTTCGCCATCTCGGCGCGGTCGATGCGCAGCTCCTCACCCCACAGGGTCAGGACGATCTCGAAGTCCTCGGCTTCGGACTGCTGGGCGGACTTCTTCGCGAGTCGATCCTGGGGGCGGGGCGCGTCGTCCGGAATGGTGGCGCTACTGCGCTTCTTCTTCCCGCGTCGCTCACCTCGGTTCGGGTGCCGGCGGACGACCTGCGGTTCGGCGATCTCGGTGTCGAGGGGTTCGTTCTCGAACTCGTCCTCGTCGATCACCTCGGCATCGTCGTAGACCTCGTCGTCGAAATCGTCATCGTGGACCTTCGGCATGTGCAGCTCCTTGGTTCGCGCGCCAGACGTCGGGCGCAATTGCCGCGACCACTCGGGCCGCGGCGTCGTCGGAAAGTCCGGCCCCGATGAGGCCGGCGAATGTGTCGGTGATGGTGGAGACGAATCCGGCCGACGAGGCATCACGTGCTTCGTCGGCCGAATCCATCTGCACCGCGAGTTGGAGCGCCTTCGCGACCTTCGCTCGAATCCGTGGTGGGACCGGTTCACCCGGCCTCGTGTGGCCGAGCTGGACTGCGGCCTGCCGGATCTCGGAATCAGTCGGGGTTCTCACCACGACCAGCCTTCTCGCGAGCGTGCTGCAGGACTAACTCCGCAGCTCGCACCACGCGCGCCGCCTGTTCGCGGCCTTGCTCCGCTCGTGCCAATTTTCGTTGCGCCGCAGCGAGGCGCTCCTCGGCGACCAGGATCGAGATGTCGGGATTCATGCAGCGCTCCTTGTGCAGCAGAGAGGGCCAGCCGCCCGGCGGGCTGCACTCCGCCGGGCGGCTGGTGTTCATTCACTCGAGTTCGTCGACGGCCGGATCCTCATCCGGCTCCCCTGATACGACAGCCGGATCGGGGTCGGGAACACCCAACCCGGCCATCAAGGGCCCGCAGGTGCCGCCGTCTCGACGCGCTCGAACACGTCACGGTTCGGATCGTTGGCGTGATGCACGGTGATCGCGTACATCTCCTGCTCACCCTCGGCCTTGGTGAACGAGCCGAGCTCGAACAGGGCCGGGCGCAGCGACACCCAGATGTCGGTGATGATGTCCTCGTCGCGCAGGACGTACATCGTGTAGAAGTACACGCCCCGCGGGGCGCCGATCTTCTTCGACGTCGAGCCGGGAAGGACGAACTTCCGGGTCACCGAGTTGTCCTCGAGCGCGGTGAAGCCCGTCGAGACCGTGCCCTTGCGCGCCTTGCTGCGGTACCGGGAATGGCCGAAGGCGTCGTAGTGGACGATCTCCATCTCGGGATTGACGGGGATGCCGGCGGCCGCGTCGAGCAAGCCGACGAACTCCCACGCATCCGCGGGCTCGGTGTCGACGGTCGCGGGGATGAGCGTGGCGATGTCGGTGACGGCCGAGCGCTCCACCACGTAGACCTCGGCCTCATCCCAGATCCTCGAGGCATCGGGATTGACGACTGGTGCGGTCATGCGAAATACACCCCTTTCAAGGGTGGTCGGTCACCTCGCGGTGACTCAGAGAGATTTGGTGCGAATCTTGGCTATGACGGTGGCGCTTGCCATGAACCCGTCGTTGTCGGGATCGCGGTCGTCGATCAGTCCGGTGCCCGGGCCGACGTGAGCCAACCCGGGAACGCGGTGCGACAGGAGCAGGCCGATGCAGCGGCCCGCCAGATCACGGGCGCGAGTGCGGCCGTCGGCCCAGACGGTGACGCGGATCGTCGACGACGTCGACACCGGCCACTGCTGCGGGCCACTGTCGTCGAACACCACCACGGCCGGCGTATCGGTAGGCGTCCACTTCTTCGGCAGGGACATGCCGACGGTCAGCACGGACGGGTCGAACTGTCCGTACAGGAACTCTTCGACACGATCGGCCGCGTCGGCCGGTGCGCGTGCCGCCTTCACCGCGACCTCACCTCGAGACCGACCGCCGCGGCGGCCCGGGTGAGCGAGCCGTGCTTGGCCTGCATCCCCTTCCCCGCCGGATGGCAGATCGCCACCGACGCGGCAGCACGGTCCGAGGTGTACGAGGACACCTGCACCGTCTCGGCGATATCCGGTCGCAGTGACGATCGGAGGTTCGCCGCCACCTGCGCGGCAACACTGTCGACCATCGCGCGCACCGGCTGAGAGATGAGGAGTTCACGGACACCGGCCCGGTCGAGCCGGAGCTTCATCCCACTGCGAGATGCCATGATTCACCCCCTTCCGATCACGGCGAGGACTTCCTGCCCCCGGCGCCCGGTGCCGAACGCCGACTGCCAATCCATGATTCGGACGTTGCACGGCAGCCCGCGAATCTCGAGTTGGTCGTCGTTCGTCAGGTCGACGGCGGGCAGGAAGTAGACGGTGTACTCGATGGTCTCGCCGTTACGCGCGAGGCGCGCATTGCGACGGGACGCACCGGGCGCCACCGCCTTCGCCTTCAATGGCTCCCGGGTGGTCGTCGACGGGATCGGGTTGTTCTTCCGATCCAGACCGCCGGGGGTCTTCCGGATCCGGTACACCACTTCGCTCATGGCAACCTCGGCAGCCGATACCGGTCGAGGATCTGCAGCTCGTGCGCGTACATCACCGTCGACCCCTCCGATGCTGTGAAGCTGAACGGGCCGATGGTTTCGGCGGCACCCCCGAGTTCGGAGTTCACCGCCCGCGCCGCGGCGTCGACCAGGACGCCGAGCAGATCCGCCGGCTGGTCGTAGCCGTGCTCCATCGTCACCTCGATCGACCGCCACCGGTCCGGCCACTTGCCGCGCAGGCTGCCGTCCGATGACCACTCGACGTCCTCGACCACCTCACCCTGCACCTTGACCTCCACGAGGGAGATCAGGCGCAGGGTGGGCAGGTTCAGGATCGTGCCGCCGTCGCCGTCGAGCGTGACGGTTTCGATCACGACCGGCGTGACATGCCATCCGCAGTAGGAGCGGATGGCCGCGGAGGCGACGCCGAGCTGCCACTCTTCGAGCTGCGATCCCGCGAGGAGCTCACGGAACTGTGCGATCCCGACGAGTGGCTGCATGGTCACGCCTCCTTGTTGCGCGTGCGGGAACGTGCCTTGTTCGCCGGAGGCTTCGCGGCCCGGGTCGCGACCTTGTCGGTCACCCCGAGCTTCTTTGCCTCATCGTCGGACAACTGCACCGTGTGGGTGATCCCGCCGATCACCATCCGGTACTCACGCATCACGGAGCCGTGGTGCCGAGGGTCAGCTTCACGAAGCCGAGGGGCTGACGGACCGCAAGGGCGACTCGCTCCTCGGCGCGGATCGTCACCAGGTTGTTCGTGAAGTCGTCGTCGTGCGAGTTCGTCGACTCGACCCGGACGCCGCCCTTGCGGTACAGCGTCGCCGCCTGAGTGAACGCGCCGACGAGCACGGTGCCGGCCGCGATGGCCGGGGTGACGACGGTGCGCTGACCCCACAACGGCGGATCCATCGGGACGCCACCGTTGCCGTACTGGCCAGAGAAGAACCCGCCGCCGAAGTACTGGCCGTTCGCATCCTTGGACAGCCGGAACTTCTGGTAGTCGAGCGGGTTGATGACGATGCCGTCGGCATTCAGGCCCGAGGCGGTGGCGATCTTCGTGATCGCGCGGAACACTGCATCGGCGTCGTCGTCGGGATCTGCCGATGCCTCGGTCTGGATGCCGGACCGATTGAGGATGCCGAGCTGGTTCTGACCGGTGCCGCTGCCGTTGAGCAGCTGCTGTTCCTCGAAGACGCCGAGCTTGTAGAGCAGGCGGTTGTCGATCTCGGTCTTGAGGAACGGCGCGTCCTCGACGAGCTCGTCCGAGACCTTGATCCAACCGGCGATCTTCTTCAGAGCGTCGGTCTTCGGCTCGGGCTCGAGGAAGTGGAGCTGCGGCTTCGCTGCACCTTCGGCGACGCCGGCGAAGTCACCCTCGGCAGCCTGCTCGACGAGGTAGGTGATCGCATTCCCGGAGATCTGTCCCTTGCCGAGCAGGTCGGCGATGACCAGTTTCGGGCGGTAACCCTGGACGATGGTGCGATCGAAGTCCGTCAGGTACGGGGCACCCGCGGTCCAGTCGCTGATCGTGTGGGTATCGGTGGCCGCCTTGAAGTCGGGCGCCGACAGCGAGAAGCGGCGACCCTTCACCTGAGTGAGCGCCTCGCCGGCTTCCTTGATGAAGTGCTCGCCGAGGGTCATCGCCTTGCGACCTGAGGAGGTGAAGCCCTTCGGGGCGCCGGGCTCACCTTCGCCGCCGTCGTCACCACCGGCTGCGGCCGACGCCTCGCCAAGGGCGTCGAGAGCCGAGAGCAGCTGGTCACCCTTGAGGGCTGCTGCGATCTGCTCGTCGAATCCCTTCACCTGCTCGATCAGCGCCTGCACCTCGGCGGCCTGCTCGGGGGTGAGCTCGACACCTCCGGCCTTCGCGCCGTCGATGATGCCCTGCGCCTTGGCGTACGCCTCCGCGCGCTTTTCCTTGAGGTTCACAGCGAACCCCCTTCTGCCGCCCACATCGGGGTGGCGAGTAGTTGCATGGATAGCGCCAGGGAGACGGACGGACTCGGCGTGGTCTGGTCCGATGGCGCCTTGCTCGACACCTCGGTAGACGGTTCCTTACCGCTGGTCTTGTCCTGGTCTTTCGACTCCTCGCTGAGTACAGCGAGGACTTCCTCGATCGAGGCCGAGGCCTCGTCGAGTTGCTTCTTGGCGTCCCGCAAGGTCGCCTCGTTCTTCGCGGAGAGAGCGCGGCCGGCCTTCGCTGCCATCGCTCCGGCCGCCGACTTCACGGCCAGGATCTCCGTTTCCTGGTTCGCGCCGATCGGGACGATCGACACCTCGTAGAGCTTGAGCTCATCGAGGGAGATGTGCGCCTCTACGTCGTCGGACTTCGGCACCTCGTGGCTCGCGAGCACGTCGAAGGCGAAGCTCATCTGCCCGACGCGGCCGCCCTTCAGGAGCCGGTAGACCTGCGCCCCCTTCGGGGAATCCATGTCGAGGCGGGCACGGACCTTCAGGCCGCGGTCCGTCTCCTCGGCCGAGATCACCGCGCCGACGTTGTAGTCCGGATCCATCATGTTGTGGCCCCACAGGACGGGGATCACCTGACCGGATGCGGCCCACTCCTCGAGCGTCTTGGTGAACGCGCCGGGCGCGACCGCCTCGCCGTACGAATCGACGTTGCCGAATACCGAGGCATAGCCGACGAACTCGCCTTCCGCGAGTCCGTCCCGCTCATCCTCCTTGACGCGAATCGCGAAGTCTTTGAGCTTCACGGCTGTACCTCCTCAGCCGGGTCCGTCCCCGGTGGTTGTTCGTCCGTCGGTTCAGGTGGCGGTGATGATGCGGGCGGATCCGATGCAGCCGGAGCCTGGTTCAGGTTCGATACGAGCAGCGCAGCGTCGCCACCAAGCGCCGGCATGTTCTGCGTCGCACGCGCCTCATCTGCAGTCATCCACGGGCGACCGACTGCGGTCTGCAGGGACTGCGCTTCCTCCTCGAAGGAGCCGCGCATTTTCTCCTTGACGTTGAACTCGACGAACAGGCCCGGCTGGATCCGCGGTACGAGGAACGTATTGATGCGGTCCTGGATCATCCGCAGCGTCGGACCGAGCGTGTCGGAGTACAGCATCCGCGAGAACTCTTTGACGTTCGAGTAGTTCGCGTTGTCGAGGATGCCGACCATCACCGGGTTCACGTGGTAGACCGACGCGACCGTCGTCAGCGACAACTTCGCCGCGTCGATGTACTCGTCTTCCTTCGAGGAGAACCCGAGCCGCTTGAGCTCCATGCCATCCTCGAGCAACGGTGTGCCACCGGCGTTCGTGCCATTGCCCGAGTAGGACTCGCGATACTGCTTCGCCCACTTCGACTTCGCCTCGTTCGACCACGGCGGCGCCGAGGCAGGGCGCGTGATGAACGCGTCGACGCGGCCGCCGCGCTCCCACCGTTGCCGCCGATACTCGGTCGCGGCGATCTGCTCGCGCAGCGTCGCCTTCAATGCCGACACCGGCGACGACCCGATTCGGGCGTCCTCCGGATTCCAGCCATGGAAGACGAGCATGTCCTCGGCCGGGATGATCACCGACTCGGTGATCTCCGGTAGCGAGACCTCATACTCCTTGATGCCGAACGCGCCATCGGCTTTCGCGTCGGTCACCCACGTCGGGCGGATCGGCCGGATCGTCCAGCCTGCATCCGACTTCGTGTCGGGCACCACCGCCCAGTACGCGATGTCGTACAGCGCCAGCGTCGCGACCAGGTCGTAGATCAGCTCGTACGTCGTCTGCTGCGGATTTGGCAGCTTGATGAGATCCGACAACGCACCCTCGCGCACCCGTACGTGGTTGCCGTCATCCGACCGCTCGAACACGTGGAGTCCGAGCTGTGCGACGTTGCGAGCGAGGAAGTTCACCACCGTCCGAAGGTTCGGCTGGTCGCGCCACAGCTTCTCGACGGACTGTCCTCGCAGGCCGTCGAGGTTGACCTCTACGGCCGG